AAAAATACTGGGTCACTGCAGCGTATCTTGATAAAGCAGTCATAGAATGATTCGCAATGATCCCATCGCGCTTTGATACGGCCTTCGCCCTGGCGACCTATTAGCACGTCATCTTCATTAGTCCAGCTTTTGCCGCCATCGAATGAAGCACTAATCATAAGCTGTGGGTTTTCGCCTTGGCCTGTAATCAAGCCTACGCCCGTCTGCATAACGATATCAGCCCATGACATGAGCAAGCGCTCACCGTCTGCGCCGATAGCCGTACCGTTAATGGGACCAAAGATGCGCTCTTGAATTTTCACATCATCGTTATCTGTGTGCTCGGTTAAACTAAGCTCATATACGCCGCCATCGTTCTTAGAAGAAATTAGGCGCTTGCCGTAGCACTCTGTGAACTCTTCACCTATATAACGGTCTTCGTCAGCGCCCGTTGACAGGTTGAACCATGCGCTCGACTGCTCATTGAAAGCAAACGTCTTGTTACCGCTAGGCGACGTAAGCACGTAAAAGCTTTGCCCTTCTATGCGGTAAATGCTGCCGATAGCGTCAGACATATCGCCTATTAAATCGAATTGGTGACTAATGGCTAAGCTGGTTACGTTCTGCGGTTGGTGTGAACTGAAGCGATAAACGCGACGGTCATCACCTAAAAAATAACAATAGTCATCCGTTGCGGCTACTGAATGAATAGCCTCTAGACCAACATTCATTGTCCCGCCGTTTACACGCGCCCAAGGTGGGTTGCCTGTGCCGGAGTTATACCAAGTCTCAACGCTGCCTTCTATTGAGCCTTCGCCAAAGATATAAACACGTTCACGAAACGCGAACACGCGCACTGTATCATCTGGCGAACTCTCAGCCGTTGCGAAGTTGTTAGGCTGAATCGAATCAGGGTTGCCAACATCAGCAACTTGGAACTTGCCGCCGTTGCCATCAAAAAGCATTTGCTGGTTTTGATAAGTAACACTATTAGCGTTTTGAAAGTCGCTGTCTGTGATCGTCGTTAGCGTGGTGCCGCTTAGCTGGTATCCTGTGCCGCCCGTTGTGATAATTAGGTTTGTACCGTCATTGGCGAATATGCAGCGATTTGTACCCGCGATAGTACCCAAGCTAGTTGCTGCACCATCGCTCGCTATCTTGTACAGCGTATTGCCGTTAACTTTGTATAGCTCGTTAGCAAATACAGTCATACCGCGGTTCGTGCCGCTTAAGCTTGCAAACTGAGTACAGCCAGGCCAAGTTGTTAACGATGAACCCGCCGCGCCGGTTAATTCAGTCTGGGGAATAAGGTTCATAGTCTTTTGGACACTAAAAGCCTCGCTCCGGTGCTCGTAAGACTGACCGACAACCTTTACGGGTACGGTTTTAAAGCTGGTCATCTTCAAGGGGTTGTACCCTCTATTCTAATTTTAGGTGCCGGCCCATACTTGCCGCGCTTGGTTTGTCTGTTTAAACCCTTTATAGAGTTAACAAATTTGCCGTAATAATACTCAGCCAAATCCATTTCCATTACATTCTGGAATAACGCCCACAACGCGCCATACAAATAGATGGTCGGCGCTTCGGTCAATACTTGATTACTTGTATTTGAGTCGCTTAAAGCTGTTAGCTTTTTTAGATACTGCATTTCAACCGTGTAATCAGAATCAGGCACTCGGTCAAACTCTAGTTGAGTGGTTACTGTAAAGTATCGCGGATAGCCAGAGGTAGCTTGTGAAGCTAATTGCTCTGGGGCCATAAATGTTACATCTGTAAAGCCTAAGCCGGTGGATAAACGTAAGCGGCGCATCTCTAGAAAGTCATCAGGCAATTCTAGAAAGCGGCTAGCTGTGTCAGCACTAGCAGTCGCTCTCGCTTCCATCGGTCGAATACGCAAAGGCTCGAATTCGTTCGCGTACATTTCTGACTCTGCAATAGCGATATAGTCATCGATAAACTCAGCTTGATCCCTTCGCTTAGACCACTGAATAATAGAAGCTTTGAGATTACTGAAATTATCTAACGCCATTAGATTCGACCTGTTTTAGTTCTCAGTTTTGAGTAGTTTGGATCATTCAATTTTAACATAAGTAAGTGCCGGTTTTCTTTTAATAGCACGTTACATTTCAATTCTTTGTTCCACTGGTCAATAATAACCATCGGTACAGTTGCAACTTTGTGCAGATCACCCTTCCAGCCGGTCTCAGCTTCATTACGTTGCCGAGCAATATCATCTAGATACGGCTCTACATCTTGCGTTTTCTTTGTATGTATTTTGCCGGTGGACTCATCGTATTGCATGGTTTCGATAATGTCGCCATAGGCATCAAGAAGTTGAGGTTTAGACATTTATCCCCCTAGAAAAGAAAAGGGGCCGAAGCCCCCTAGAACTATGAAGTAGTCAAATCGGCTACTACGCCGCTTGCTGCTTCGTTATTCGCCTTAAGCGTGTACTCAACTAATAACTGCTTACGATCAGTGTCGCCAGTTTTAGCTAGATCATGCTCTTGGAAGTCACGAAGCACTGACATTTCCCACATATCCATATCCAAAACAAGCGCTGTACGCGCACGTTGGAAGCGGTTAGGAACAACAACCAAATCACCAAAGTCGCCTACGTAAACATTGACAGCGTTTACTAACTTCTTCTCGCCTGAGTTAATGTTGCGCGTTGCATTACCCGTAAAGCCAGACAAAGCTTGCTTGTTAAACGAGCCAACCATGATCGTATCAGGATTACCGCCCTGATCCCAACACGCTGCCAATACACCTCGCAGTTGCGCTTCAGTAAACGCGCGTTGTGTACCGTCTGTTGGTACATCAGAACCGTCGCCCGTTGGATCTGCGCCACCAACACCGCGATCTGTGTTTGTAGCAATCCACGCCTCAATACCTGCACACTCACGCGCAGTTGTATCGTTGCCTGCTACCTTAGCGTTTGACGCTAGTAGCGAGCTTTCAACGTCACGCTTCAGCTCTTTAGCTGCCTTCATGATCTGGTATGAGAACTCGTCTGCACGGCCAGCCGAATCAACTTCGCGCTGTGTACCTGTAACGCGGGGCACCTTGTCAGAAATCTGAGTATAGTTACCTAGACGTGTAGTAGCTGTCGCCGCGGTAGTTGTTGCGTCATCACCTTCAATCACTGCGTTAGTAGCTGAAGCTGCCGCTAGTGAATCTGTCTGCCATTCGTGATTAGTAGCAGTTGCGGTAGTTTTCGCAATGCCTGACATGAACGGTGTCTCAGTTGGTGAAATATCATAAATGATATTTGCTAAATCTTCACGGTTGCCGACCGCATCATATGAACTGGTAGTATCTGCTGGTTGAGCCATTTTAAATCTCCTGCGGGTTTACCCGCCTAAATATGCTTTAATTGCTGCTCTTGCGTCTTGATCGCTTCCGGTCTTCCTAAGCCTATTTCTAGACTCTTCAACCTTGGAAAGCTTACGCTTAGCAGCCTTGTTTGTTGGTGTTACTTTGGGCGCTTTTGATACCTTCTTTTTAATGGCAGGTGCTTTAGTTTTAAGTGACTGATATTTAGCAGCGTCTATTAATGCAACGTATAAACGATGATCAACAATACCTGCTAAATCACTCTCATTAAGCCCGATTTGCGAAGCATATTTCAAAGCCAAATCAGTATCAGCTTTTCTGTTTGCTTCACCCTTCTCACCATGCCAAGAAGTCATCTTGTTAGCTAACAGCCTAGACTCTTCTGCCGCTTTGGTTTGTAGCAACTCTTGTTGTTGCTGTTTCGCCTTAACAATAGAGGCTTGTTTCTTTTCAATGCGTTTTTGCATCTTCAAAAACTCGCCAGGATCTTCGTCTGCCAACTCATCCCAATCCACGTTTTCTAACTCGGAGTCAATCTGAGATTGAAGGTCGCTAATACTTTCAGATAATTTAGACTGCAAACTATCTGTTTTAGCGGCCTTAGCTTCTAGCGCTTTACGCTGCTCTGCTAACTCTGTCGTTTTCTTCGTGTAGTCAGATTGCCTTAGATTCCCCTCCTTTAGCGCCTTGAGTCCTTCAAGGGTGATCTCTTCATCTCCAATAAGATAAGTAGATTCCTCTTCGTCCTCTGGCTCTGCAGTCGCGTCTTCTTCGTCATTCTCCGACTCTTCATAGATCACATCCTCTTCACTTTCAGCTTCAAGCTCTGCGCCTATGGACTCATCATCAGCTTGATCGTCTTCGGTTGGCTCAACAGGCTCCGCTTCTGATCTAGCTGCTTTGATTCTTTCTAAAATACTTTGTTGATCGAGTTCACCTGCGTGATTATTCGACATAGTGTTACCCTTTTACACGTTTATTGTTCTGACATCTTACCAGTAGTAACAATTTTAGACAAATATAGCTCAAGGTTGTTCAGATTCTTGAGCGTGCGCCAAGTCTCCTTACGCTCTTCATCTTGATTAAAGTTTGTACGCTGGAACTTTTCAAATAGATCTGCTTTTAGCGCTGTAAACGCTTCTTGGAAAAGCCTATTCTCTAAAAGCTGCTTAGCTTCGTTCGCTCTAATTCGCTCTTGTTCCGGTGTCATATTGCCGCCCCTGGTACGTCTTTATTTGTTGTCGCTTCGATTTTAGTTAGATCAACCATTGTATCCTGCGCCTGCTTAACAGCGTCTTGCTGTAAACTAGCGTTAAACTGCCGCTGCTCCTCTGCTAATTTAGCGCTTTCTAACTGTAGCTTGCCCTGCGCGATGGCGATATCACCTTGACGTTTAACAACCTCTGCTTCCGCTAGTGGGTTGTTCTGTAGCTGCTCAATAATAGCTTTCTGTTGCTCGGCCAGGTTTAACAGCTGTTCGTTTTGAGCCTGTAGAACTTGGTTAGGCACTTCAGGATCGTTGAAATAGTCAGACGTGCGAGCAATACCCATAGCTTCAGTGATCTTAGCCAACTTGTTATACGTTTTCTTTTCATCGGTAAGGGTAGATTGGTTTTGCTTCAATTGCTGGTCAATCGTTAACAGCGACGCCATGTTATTTATCATGGTTTCGTCATCGCCAGCCGCCAAGCCCACATTAGCCACAAGCTTATGATTCGTGCGCCATCTGCGCGGGTCAACGGTTAATTCTTTGCCCAGAACGCTAATCTCAACTGCTGAATTCTGGTAGTGACTAACCATCCACGCCAAACCTTCATACAAATCACGATAACCGGTTTCAGCTAGATTTCTAGCTATCAGCTCAACCTTTGCCGCGCCCTCTTGCTGCGTACCCAGGAATCGTGTAGCTGTCTCATTGTAAAGCTGATCACTATCCAAACCCTGATTTGCTAAATATGTGCCGGTCGTCTGCGAGCGCTTAGTGTCCATATATTGAACAACTTGTAGCGCCTTATCACCAATGTACGGCGTTTCTAGCTGCGCCACCGCCATGCGCGGGTCGCCGGTAGTTCTCACAATACCGTTAGGCCGCACTGTTAACAGGTCGTCGATATTTGTTTCATCATCGTTGACAACAACGCGACCGTTATTCACACGATAAATGTTATCGAGAATTTGGCGCGTGAGCACAGAATTTACACGCTGTGCCTGCACCGTTAACTCTGCGCGGCTTCGACCTATCGCCTTGTGAGGCATAGAAACGGCTGAAAACATAGCATAAGGCGCTATTTTAAACGGCTCATTCTCTAGTATCTCGTTACCGGCTTTAAGGATATGGCGGCGCTCTGTGA